ATTTGTAAAAGACAAACATCCATTGGTAGTATTAAACGTATATGTCAGTATTGATGTATTGGTGTTTCCATAAGCTGATCCATGAGCTACGTTTGTAATAACAACTGAAGGATTAGTATTAACGAAAGCTGATCCAACATTAGAAATTGTAAAATATAAAGCTCCACCAGTAGCGTTTGTTAACATGGTAACAACAGCGTTAACACCACCTGGTTGGTCGTTCACGAAAATAATAACATCGTTATTGTTGTAACCTAATGGAGTTCCGGAATAAGAAATAGCGTTCAAACTCACATTTGAACCTATAGCGGAAACTAAATTGGCTCCTGGGTTGTTTGGGAATCCATAAGAAGTTGCATTAATGGCTGTATTAACGTCAACCATATTACAAATGAGGTCAGTGTTATAGGTAACTTCTTGAGGAGAGATAATTGAACCTATATCAAAAGAAGCGCCCTGCCCGTAATTGTCTCTTAAACCTCTATATGTAAATGTTGATGCATTGGCGGTAAAGCCCCAGCCGCCTTCCAATATATCAAAATACAAAGAACCGTATCCAAGAGCAGTTTCGGTAACTTTGACCATACCTTCCACGCCCTCTGAGATACGAACACCCGTATCAAGGTCGTTAGAAGCGATTTTTAGAATATCACCATTTTTGAAACTCTGGCCACCAGAAGTAATTTCCAAATAATCAAGCGACCCCAAAACATGAGAAGCTGCAGCTACTGCAGTAGCATTTGCTTCTTGTCCTTTTAGTACAATAGGCTCGTCTACAACGAAATCAATACCTCTTGGTAAAATATTGCTTATATAAAGAACGCTAGATATTTTACCAGAAAATGATTCTCTTACGTAATTCTCAACAACAGCAGTTGCGCCAGAAGTAATACCAATAATAGTTTTACCAACGTAATTTTGAAGAGCTGGTGAATCGGAAAGTTCTAGATATTTTGGTTCTAACCAAATGCCATCAGAAGCTCTAAGAATATCTTTTCCTGGAAGATATACTTCAACATCTTCTCCATAAACAAGTTTGAATAGCAAACGATAACATTGAATTGTACCCTTAGAACGATAAACGTCCAAGATGTGTTTTAATAGGAATCTTTTACTTGTAATGGTTTTGAATGGAATACCGTAAAGATATTTTTGTTGGAAATGAATAAGAAAACGCTCTAGTGTGCTATCGATATCACGATAACCCATAAGCTCACGTGCTTCTACTATTGGACCACCATCAGCCGCTTCGTGAGTTGAACTCTCGGTTTCCATCCATTCGTAATACGCTTTAATGAATAGAATAAAGTTCTCACCATCTTCCTGATAAAACGCAGGAAGCTGAGACTCAATAAAATTTGATATAAATTTTTCTTGTGAAAAATCCATTAGTTTCTTTTCTCTTCTATGGTAACCGTAACATCATTTGGATCGATCACAAGAATATTTTTTGGGCCAGCAAAAATATCCCTATCAGCTGTTCTAGCGTAAACAGAAATATGACTAGTATAAGAAGCTATATTAATGCTGTTAAGTTTTACAATACCAGAAATATAATCTACAGTGCCAATAGTTGCTAATTTAGTTACCTGATTACCGACTAGAGTATATATGTCCATATTTCCATGAGAATCGTCTTCAAAATAACTAAATGGATACGCTACACCGTCAGTATGATTATATGTAAACTGTGAAGAAATCACTGATGCATGAGCGTAATGAACATTATAATCAGATCCATGAAATGCAATATGACTCTGAGAATACGTTGGTTGATTCTCTAAGTAAATTGTATTATTGAAATAGAGCGTCTCATTATAAGTTCTATTCACAAGAGGAGCCATTCTCTTAATAATACGGAAATCTGTCTGATTGCTTACGACGCTACTATCGCTGTCGTCAATATGAGCCACAAGACGGCTGTATCTGAGATCGGCAGCAAACATTTCTAAGTGTTGATCGCTGTAAACATTAATAGCCGACAAAACAATATTTCTAAGATCAGAAACTGTTTTATCTGTTGAATACGGGTCATATTGAACAGATGAATCCAAACGAACATAAAGATAGTCAGGATCGGCTGTTTCTACTCTATTTGGCAGAGCAATATAATCCTGAAGATATCTTACGATAGTTTCTTTTACATAATTTGGTGCAATTTCGCCCGCTGTTGGTTTCAGACAAATAATAACTCTACCATATTTCTTTTCTGGAAGCGTTTCTCCGCCGAACACAGCAACGTCAGCTATCTGACCTTGGAAATTGTTTTTAACTAGCGAAGCGTAATCGTCTGATGAAACTGCTCTTTGCTGAGTTGCAAAATATCTTGGAGCATTGAAACGAACAGAATCGATACTCTCTTGATTGGCTCCACCAGAAGAATTAGCTGAGACTGTTACTGGAGCAGAAACAATAGTTCCACCATTGGAAGGACCAATGTCGTCTGAAATTGTAAGCTCGGAAATACCATTACCATCAGAACCGTTTGTTACGATGTATTCCACAAGAACTGTTGAAGCGTTTAATGGTTTTCTACCGAAATTGCCATCACCGAAAAGAATTTCGTATTGACCGTTTTGAGTAGATTGTAAGAAGTAAACGTTAGATGTAGAATCTAGACCAAACAATGTTGGCTTTTTGGTAAATAGTGTGTTTGAAGCTCCAAAATTTTCTACAACATAAACGTTGATAGTGTCAGTGTCAATTTTTGGGTCTGATAAAATGAATCTTTGATTTTCGATATCGTAATTTACCAAGAATGATTCGTTATTATATGAACCTTCTTTAATTTGTAGATTAGCTACAGAAAATGTATCATTAGTTGAAGCATAAGTTTGAGTGTCTGTGGTAACGAATTGGAATGTACCGTTTGAGTTTGTCCCAAAAAATCTAGTTCCTTTTGGAACTGAAAGAATACCAGTAGTGGTTGAAATACCTGTGGTCTCGAACGCAATATTAACGTTAGAAACAGCAGCAGAATAAGATCTTGGGGTGTAATTTAATTCTTTGGCGTGAGAAATAATAGAGTCATATTTCTGAGCGGAATCCAAAAACATTTCGGATCCGATCATATTAAGGTAAAACGAATTCAAATATGTGTTATATGATAGAACGTCCAAGAGAACGTTCATGTTTGAACCTTCGTAATCGTAGTCTTTAAGAACTGACTGCGACTTTAGAAAGGTTTTTAAATTCTGTTTTAGCGTATCGAAATCGAGAGAGCTAAGATTTAGTGAGCTGTTTGCTGCCATTTATCGGACTCTTTTTAGGACTAAATTAAGAGTAATAGGTTCTGGGTTATTTATTACTTGATAAATCAATGTTATCTCAACAGAATTTTCGTCTTGAGGGTCAGGAAAAAGAACTTCAATTACTTCGGCTCGAGGCTCAAAATTTGATATTGTGCTTCTAACAAACAATTCTATCTCTGAAGCATAATCTCTGTAATTTGGTTCGAATAACATAGAAGTAATATCGCAACCAACCGTTGGTTGGAACAATCTTTCGCCAAGGTTAGTGTAAACTAGGTTCTTGATAGATTGTGTTATCGAACGTTCATTGACAACTTTTGTAAGTTCATTGCCAAATATAGTTTTTGTGAACCCATTAGGAACATCAGAAAAATATTCTATTTTCTTATTAGAACCTATTAGCGTTTCTGCTCTAGTGACCATTTAGTTTACCTCTACGAAACCGCTAGTAGAAACGGCTTTAGGATTACAATGCTCACCGCCCGCTGTGGGGCACAAATTATCTTGCTGGGCGCTATCGTTATTAATAATGATAGATTTGCCACCTATTTTAATAAACGTCTTAGAAGCTATCAGTTCCCCATGACCATGGGTATTTTGATCGTTCTCGACCGCCCACAACTGCCCACCAATCGTAACAAACGACTGTCCGGAAACCACCGTAGTGGCTCCGCATGATCTTTGATCGCCGTGTTTATGAGCGTATGACATATATTTATTATCCTTGCTCGAATTTTATCTGTGGAGACTTGATAGTAATTGAACCACTTTCGATAGTAATTGTAGAACTACCAACTTTGAGTTCGATTTTAGTATCGCTCTCTATTTTTGTATCGCTTTTAGATTTGGTGCTTATTTTCGCCCCAGAATTAGCAGTCATGTCCTGATCGGACTGGAACAACATAGTATCCTGAGAAAACGCCTTGAATGCCTGTTTAGACTCTAATTTGATTTTCTGCTTGGCAAAAGCGTCCCAGTTTTCATTGAAATAATATGCAGTATCTTTGTTGTTCATTTGGACATATTTGCCCTCATGACCGTCTACTGTATCGCCTTCGACCTTAGTATATTTGTTCTTTTTGAAGGTTTGTCTATGATCGCCATTAACGCCAACATCGTTTGTACCTGAAGATCCACCAGCAATAATTTTTGCAGAGCCGTCTTTCACAAGCTCGATTTTCTTACCACCGATACCGAACATGCCGTTCATTTTGGCTACAAAAGAACCATCACCACCAGACTCTAATCTAAAAGTTGACTCTGTATTAAAATCGTAATGACCGTCGACGTGAACAGAATGACCTGCTCCAGCATATGAGTGTTTATTTCCTGGAGTTATTTCAAAATGACCTTCTTTGACATCATCATCTGCTTCAGTTACTTGATAACCACCAGAAGGGTTTAATTTCTGACGAAAAGTTTTCTTTCCTTCTTCAGCGTTTACATATACCCAATCATGACCACCACATTCGTCCCAATTACCATGAACGAAACCGTATTTTGGTTTGGTTTTCTGGTTACAGACTTTAGACTTTGGTGCTTTTTTGTTATAATCCTTATGCGCCATTTGTAGTCTCTTCAATTCCTAGTAGTGTTAGTAATGTTTGCATATCTGATATTTCAGTGTTAGAAAGACCGCTGTTGGTTTGTTCCGACCATGCACCAGATCCACCAATAGTTGCGTCGGGGAAGCCAGAACCTGCTCCTCCTCCACCACCACCAGAGCCTCCTCCAAGGCCACCAAAACCACCCATTAGACTGCCCATCATTCCACCAATATCACCTCCGCCCAAAATTCCTCCGAGTGTTCCAAAACCACCCATACCGCCGATTTGAGCAAGACTACCCAATCCGCCAAGTGCGCCACCGAGCCCACCACCGCCGAGTGCTTGCATTCCGACTTGTAGAATTTGATTGTTCATTCCCATTTGTTTCTGGAAATCTTGCATAACACTAGCTGT